GGCAGACACAGATATCGGCATCCTAGATGAAACACTGATTGAGATGGGCGTCACTTGGCGGTTCAAGCAGAACCACGGCCTGACATATGATGAGGATTTCAGGCAGTACCAGCTAGAACTGCGCCAAGCCATCAGCCGCGCAGGCGGTGCGCCGGTCATCAGCCTGGATGACGCCAGACGCCTGCTGGTCAGCCCGTACAGCTACAATCTGCCTGATAGTGGATACGGGGCCGTATAATGTTGCAAGCACTGCCGACATCACGAGGCTACCGCGTCAAGGCGGTCAGCGTGCCAGCCCCTGTGGGCGGTTTGAACAGCCGTGACAGCATTGATGCAATGGCACCGACAGACGCGCTGATCATGTCAAACTTTTTCCCGACTGTGGAGAAGGTCACCCTGCGCGACGGATACACCAGTTTTTGCACAGGGATTGGCACCGGCAATGTTGAAACACTGGTTGAGCATAATGCTGGCGCGAACCGGCAGCTTTTGGCAATCGGCAGCGACGGCATACTGTACCAGATTGACAGCGGGACAGCCGTCAGCAAGAAAACTGGCCTTGCAAACGGCAGGGCAGAAAGCATTGAGTTCAACAACCACACCATCTTTGTGCCGTCAGGGGCGAACGTGCCTTTTAGCTGGGACGGGTCAAGCGCCAGCGATTTGTCGATCACGCTGTCTGATAGCGTCAACGCCAACACGCTGACCGGCGTCCACGCGCACAAAAACCGCGTCTATTACTGGACAGGCACCAGTCAGAACTTTTACCACAGCGCCACTGTGGACACCTTCCAAGGCAACTTTACCAAGTTCCCTGTTGGCCTGGTCGGCACATTCGGCGGCAACATCATAATGATCAACACTCTGACTTTAGACGGTGGTGAAGGGGTCGAGGATTTACTTTGCATAATTATGACCAGCGGCGAGGTTCTCATTTACTCTGGCTCAAATCCTGCCAGTGATTTCAGCCTGGTTGGTACGTTTCGCATAGCAGAGCCGATCAATGAAAAACGCGCCATTGCCAAGCTGGGCGGCGACGTGATTGTGATGACCAAAGAGGGCTATCTGCCTTTGAGCCAAGTTGTGCGCCAAGACATCGTTGGCAACAAGGCAGCAGCCATATCAGAGAAGATACGCGGCACCGTGATCAGCCAGGTCAAGGCCACCGGCACCTCAACCGGCTGGCAAGTCTTTGTTAGCCCTGACGGCGACAAGGTGTATTTTAACTATCCAACTGGCGATAGTCCTGACCCGTTCAATCAGCATGTGTTCAACCCGATTATCAGGGCATGGTGCATCTTTGAAAATTTGCCAGCCCATGTCTGGGGCCAGTTCAACGGCGATACGTTTTTCGGCAGCGCGTCTGGCGTTGTTTTCAAGGTGACTGGCGATGCTGATAATGGCGAAAACATTGTTGGTGATTTGGCTACGGCCTATAATTATTTTGGCGACAGAGGCGGTGTAAAGCGCTTCAGCAGCGTGCAGCCAATGCTTGAGGGCGAAACAGACGTTGTGTTTAGTTTCGGCGTAGGCGTCGATCAGTCACCCGTTGCGGCCATTGATGTCTCGCCCGTTACCTTTCAGTCAAATCTGGCGGCGTGGGATACCGCCACCTATGATGACTTTTTCTGGGCTGACACGGCTGGCGCTGGCGTTACCAAGCGGCGCAAGGCGGTCAACCGGCTAGGCTACTCCAGTGCATTGCGCATTAAGGTTGCAACCAGCACGCAGACAATCTCCTTTATCAGCGCTCATTACACCTTTGCACCAGGGGGGCCACTCTAATGGCATTCAGCGGCGGTACGTTTTCACGCACATTTGACTGCACGACAGACAGAGATAATGGCGTCAAAATCCTTGCATCCAAGTTTGACACAGAACTGGACGGCTTTGCGACTGGTCTTTCCACTTGCATCCTGAAGGACGGCACACAGACTTGTACTGCTGCAATCCCGTTTGCAGAGGGTCTGACCGTGCCTGACAACAAAACCATCATTTTTGGCACCAACAGCGACATTACAATCCAGTATGATGAAAGCACCAATGACAGCCTTGAGATTGCGGCCAACGTAGAAGGCGCAGCACTTGGCATCGTGCTGAAAGCTGACCAGGGCGATGACAATGCAGACCAGCACAAAGTCAGCATTGCTGACGGCGGCACACTGACGCTTGGCAGCAAAATCAGCGGCAGTTTTGTCAGCTACCTCACTCACACGCCCAACAGCACTGTTGCCAGCAGCACAACGGCTGTTGCAGGCAATCTGACAGTCGGCGGTGATCTGACGCTAGGATCAGGCGCTGTCATCAGCGAGGCTGAACTAGAGGCCATTGACGGCGTCACAGCAGGCACGGTAGCAGCATCCAAGGCTGTAATCGTTGACAGCAACAAGGACATTGCCAGCTTCCGCAACGTGACGCTGACCGGCGAGTTGGATGCTGGGTCACTGGACATCAGCGGTGATGCTGACATTGATGGCACGCTTGAAGCAGATGCCATGACGCTGAATGGCACGGCCATCACAGCGACTGCCACGCTCGACACAGGCATATCTAACAACAACGTGCCAAAGTTCACGAGCGGCGTGGCAGATGATGATTTCCTGCGCGTGGCTGGCACGGCCATTGAAGGTCGGTCTGCGTCAGAGGTGCTTTCTGATATTGGCGCAGCACCGGCTGCTGGCAGTTCAAACATCGTAACAACAGGCGCATTGAACAGCGGAAGCATCACCAGCGGCTTTGGAACAATTGACACTGGTTCCAGTAATATTACTACAACTGGCGTTGGTTCGTTTGGGTCACTGGATATCAGTGGTGACATAGATGTAGACGGAACTACAAACCTAGATGCTGTAGACATTGACGGTGCTGTAGACATGGCGTCTACCTTGACTGTATCAGGCGCGTTTACATCACCTGGCATCGACGACAACGCGGATGCAACCGCCATCACGATTGATAGTTCAGAAAATGTGGGCATTGGGACGACTTCGCCCGCCGCTACTACACATTCACATTCATCTAGTGCTGGTGGCGGTCATATTCGGTCGTCATCTTCAAATCTTAACAATTTTATTGACATTGGAACTGACAGTGGAGGACACGGCGTAATCAATGTTGGCACCGCTGGTGGCACGATGAATTTTGAAACTGCTGGTACAGAACGTATGCGTATCGACAGCAACGGTCACACAATGTTTGCGACTACTGATAACGTAGTTCAAACTAACAGTGGTACAGGTAATGGTGGAGTTGTAATTCGCGGTGGGTCTAATCCATACATAGCAGTTGC